GTGCAGAACAGGATGACATCAGCGTCTGCGCCGTCGCCGCACCTGATGTGGGGTAAGAGAGTTCTCCTGCTTCGACAAACTTCAGGTCAAAGCGGACAATACGCCCTTCACTTTTCGATGTGCTGACCCGAACTTCCCCGTCAACACAGACTTTCAGCTCACCGTATGTCGGATGGACAAGCGTGCCGGGACCGGGTTTATTCAGCGCGTCAATCAGGCGATCGCGCTGGTCAAAGCAGTCATCTCCCACCACATAAGCTGTGATGGACGGGCGGAAAGTGATTTTCCCCAGGTCTTCGGTATAGGGTTTGTCGCGGTTCGGGTATTCATGTGTTTCCACACGGCGACCGGTTCCCGCACTTTCTTCTTCAACCTTAAACGGCACACCTCGAAATGACGCATCCTGAAGCCTGTCTTTCCACGTCATATACACTCCGAAAATAAAAAAGCCACCTATTAGAAGGTGGCCTTGTAATGAATTTTATTAATTAGCGAGTCAGAAACAACGAATCTTTATACTTTTGCTGTTGTTCATTTAAATACTTAGCTGTTTCATCGCTGGCAAATGGAAATATTACCGTATTTTTAGGCATGGTAATTTCTTTTTTGTCCAGCATCAGAGTAAACATAGGAACATACTGAGCAGAGTAACGCACCGCAGAAACGAGCTCTAGTTTAGACTCTTCAATAACACTTAAATTATCTAGGCTAACTTTCTCTTCATCTTTTTTCTTTGACGCATTTAAAGTTTTTATTACTTTATTTAATTTCTCCTGAAAATCCTCCTTAAAGTTTTCAGGATTGCCGTCGACAACAAGAATCTGTTCACCCTGATTATCTGGAAAAATAATCTTTGCACTTATCAATTTATTTTCTTTATAAACATCACCAAGTTTTATGGCTCCTCCAGATAACTGAATAATATGTTCATCTTTAAAGGAGATGTTGCCAGAGATTATGAGAGATGAAAAAATAGCCGCTGCTCCAAGAATTACACTTGCTGTGATATAGCCTTTCATTTTTCGCCTATTAACATTTTTCTAAATGTGCATTAATTCTATCACTCTATTTATGACTTACAACCAGCAATACCTGTGAGGGGAATCCTGGCTACCAAAATCGGGTATAGCCAACATCGTGATTTATATCAATGCCACTGGAGCGTGTTTCCGTAACCCGCATACCTGATGGCATATTTATAAATGATACCTTGATCTCACCATCAACTTTTGGCGCGGTAGCTTTATTAATCATGAAAGGATTCGGGCCTGTGGCACCGGAGGCGTTGTTTGCCTGAGCCGGATCCACCTCCGGATAACCAGGTCCACCTCGCCTGATGTGGCTAAAAGCAGGCACATAACAGCTAAGTATTTTTAACCAGAGAGAATCCTTAGCGTTGTGGTGAATGCGGCTCAGCGCACGCGGGTTAAGGTTGAGGCTGACAGTCGACCTTCTGTGGATACCCACCCGTCTGGTGTGCAACCTTCGCCAGGCACCGGGAGGCACCCGGCACCACAACTTTATGCTGTGTGTAGTCCTGGAGGTACCAGTTTGTACCCTTGCTTCCGGCTGGTACCGTCCTTTTTACAAAACAGAGAAGAGCATCACCGGACGACGGGCTCATAACCCAATCCATCCAGGCGGCAGTCATCGCAGGTGTTCTTCTCTGTTTTGTGGAGAAACTAACCGACCTTGCAGGGTCGATATGCAGAGACTGAACAGTTATTGAAGTAATAAGGTGATCGCATATGCTTCAAATGTTAACTCTTGAAGAATGGGCTTCTGAAAAATACAGAAGTAATCCTCCAAGCGTTTCCACGTTGCGTCGTTATGCTAAGCAGAATTTGTTTTGTCCACCGGCAATGAAACAAGGTCGGTTATGGCGAGTGCGTGAGGACGCCGAGTTAGTTGGAGAGCTGGTAACACCAGTAATTAAGAAAAATGACTCATTACTTTTGCAACGGATTTTGAGTGATGGCAGCCAGACCGCGTAAGAATAATGTTTCAGTCCCTAACTTATATCCGCTTTATAGCCGAAAGGTAAATAAAGTCTATTGGCGGTATAAGCATCCAATAACAGGGAAATTCCATGCTTTGGGAACAAACGAAGCTGAAGCTATCGCTATTGCCACTGAAGCCAATACGCGCCTGGCTGAACAAAGAACCCGGCAGATTCTGGCCATCAGTGACAGGATCGCAACCAGCAAAGGGAAAGCAATCACAACGTCAACTTGGTTAGATCGCTATCAAGCGATCCAGAATGACAGGCTGAAAAGTGGTGATATAAAGCTCAACACCTACAAGCAGAAAGCCAAACCTGTCTCCTTACTTAGAGAACGGGCAGGATTGAAGCTAATTTCAGCTGTTGATGTCCGGGATATTGCACAATTACTTGATGAGTATATTGCCGCTGGGCAACCGAGAATGGCACAAGTAGTTCGCTCCGTCCTGATTGATGTTTTCAAAGAGGCGCAGCACTACGGAGAAGTACCTCCTGGCTATAACCCTGCATTAGCTACTAAACAGCCAAGAAGAAAAATTACCCGACAACGGCTGAGCCTCGAAGAATGGAAAAAAATATTCGATATCGCAGATGCCAGCCATCGTTACATGGGAAATGCCATGCTGCTAGCCTTGGTTACTGGTCAGCGGTTAGGTGATATTTCACGTATGAAATTTAGCGATATTTGGGATGATCATCTTCATGTCGTACAAGAAAAGACAGGGAGCAAAATCGCAATTCCGCTTTCTCTTCGCCTCAATGCGATTAACTGGAGTTTACGTGATGTAGTAGCTCGCTGCCGTGACTATGCAGTCAGCCCATACTTAGTGCATTTTTTCCGTTCAACTTCGCAGGCAGAACGTGGAGCACAGGTAAAATCCAATACATTGACGATGAATTTTAGTAAAGCAAGAGATTTAGCAGAAATTAACTGGGGGGAAGGTTCACCTGCCACATTCCATGAGCAACGATCTTTATCTGAACGCCTTTACAAGGAACAGGGATTAGATACACAAAAACTACTTGGTCACAAAACACAGCAACAAACCGATCGTTATCATGATGACCGTGGGAAAGGCTGGAGCAAAGTAGCTTTGTGAAAATTCAAGCGATTCAACGCCATCTTGATTTTCTTAACACTCATGAAAAAGCTTCAAACAGTCCGCTTAGAGCGAGAAGCGGACATTAAAATCTGCTTCTCCAAAAAATTTTCAGGGTCTTAGCGATATTTTCAGCTCAAACACTATTCACAATGCGGACTTGGGTTCTCTCATTTTCTATCGTACAGAACAACTAGTTTTATGCTTCACAAGCTAATTCTCTTTTATTAATTTCAGGGAATTACAGAGATTGGCAATTTTAGATTTGCATTCGAGAATAGTTATTGCTTTCTTTATTTCTCTGCATTTATTTAATCTTGCATTGAATACTAACCTTTCAAAATTATTTATCAGCTTATTTTGAGGTTCTGAGCAGCGCAGCTTATATAGTTTAAACAACCCAGTTCTTTGATAGTCATATCCATACTTTGACAAAAAGGCCATCAGGATAAAATGGAAACAGTTAATTAAATGCCATTTATTGCAAGATTTGTCACTCATTATGGTGGATATGTACTTGCAAACCTGTGTATAGTCTAATTCAGACTCTGATTTAGATTTGAATTCTGAATAAGTAATAACTCCTGTAGGTGTAATCATTTTTTCCACAATACTAATAAGGTCATCCTTGAAAAAATGGTCTACAGCATGCTCATTATCATAACCAGTCCCACTCAACATCGAAGCATCGCAAAATATATTTTGCATGGTTTTAATATACTTCACAAAATAAAGATCGTTCTTTTCTGAAAGTGTTACATCTAAATATATCAACTCTCTTTCGAACTTTATACACCAAGCATAAAATGCTAAAAATCGATAACAAAAAGTTTGTAGGTAACATTTATCACCAATTGATTCATTATTTTTGAAATTATGCCATCCTTTAGTGCAATTTCCTGAAAAATTCCACAACCTATGATTCAATGACTCAGCTGAATCGAGTAAAGGCATTTTATATTTTGATATCGCCTCTTTGATTTTCTTCTTTTGTTCGTAGCTATGTTCAACTTTGATTTTGTAAACAATGAAATATTTATTCCATAAAGGTGTGCATACACCTTTTATAAAAAATAATAAAACCGTAACTAATGCAGATACTAGTGCCGCCATAACAGCAGGAGCTGAAGTTATTTCAGACAT